GGGAATCTGCTAACGCAGAACATTTGGAAGTCGGGGGTGCGGACAAGCCGCACACTGACAAAAAACAAAATTCAATCAAGGTTAATTATTCAGTAGTAGCAGAAACATACAACGACTTGGTGAAAGAATTAAATTCAAATCTACCACTAATCGCAAATCCATCACAGTTAAGTGATAAACGCAAGAAAGCGATTAAGAAACTAGCTCAAGTGTTTATTAAACGATTTGAAATTGACAACGATGTAGAGTCCGCGCTTGGTGAGTATTTCAAAGACTTCTTAAAGTCCGCCCCGAATTTCTACTTTGGCGAAAACAATCGAGGCTGGAAAGCAGATTTTGAATATATCTTGAGGGAGACAACACTGGACAAAGTTTTAGAGGGGAATTGGTAATGGTAACGCAAGATAATAACTACAACCTAGAATACGGACTAATCAGCTCAATGTTAGCGACTGGATTAACTGCTCAAGCTCGTGAAGTGATTAGTTGGCTAGAACCTGAAATGTTCGCAACCTACAATCTAGGTGCTTTATACGCAAACATTCGCAAACAAGCACGTAAACACGATTTAATCGACTTTTTGTTACTTTCTCAAGACTATGGCGAAAACCTAGCAACGTTAGCAGAGATGGCAAATAAAGCGACTTACGGTGGAAACCTTTTAGGTTATGCGAAAAAAATTCACTCTTCTTGGGTAAACCGTTCAGCCCAACAAACCATGCTTAAACTTGCTGGCGAAATGTCACAAGCACGCAACGAAAGCCAAGTGAATGAATTGACTCAAAAAGCGTTAAATCAAATTCAAAAGCTCCTTGTCAGCAAGACAGAAATCAAACCTGTGGCAATGGGTGAATTGATGGATTCTTACATTGATGTATTGGAAAAACGTTCAAAAAGCGATTTTAAAGAGCGTTTACTTTACACAGGCATTGAGGCAGTAGATAACATTCTGGGCGGCATTAATTCTACCGACATTGTAGTGGTTGCTGGTCGTCCTGGTACAGGTAAAACAGAATTCAGTCTAACACTCACACGAAACATCGCTAAGAACAACGGTTCAGTATTATTTTTTAGCCTTGAAATGGGCAACCTCCAATTAATCGACCGCTTACTAAGTGCGACCGGTGGTGTAGGCGTTAAAAAGCTCCGAAATCCGCAAGAATTAGACGATTTAGATTACAACCGATTAACCAACGCAATCACCGATATTCGTGAGCAGAAAGTCTATTTTGTTGACCGTGGCGGTTTATCAGCCGATGAAATCTGTGCGATTACAGAAAGACACTTGAGTGAAGTAGGCAGTCTATCCGCAATCGTGATTGATTATTTAGGCTTAATGGATCACAAACAAGCAAATAACATCAACCTAACCCAAGCTATCGCCAATTCAATGAGCAAGCTCAAAACGTTTTCCAAGAATTTCAACATTCCGATTATTTTACTTTGTCAGTTAAACCGTGAAGTAGATAGTCGAGCAGTTAAACGCCCAGCAAACTCCGATTTAAGAGATTCAGGCTCAATCGAACAAGATGCAAGTCAAATTATTATGCTTTACCGTGAGGGGGCTTATAAAGCCAATACAGATAATCCGTATTCAGAGGCAATCATCACTAAAAACCGTTTTGGCGAATTAGGCACTGCGTATATGAGATTTGATAAAGGTCACTTTGTTGATTGCGACCAAGCGAAAGCCTATCAAGATTTAAACGAAAAACCGCAACAAGCACCGAAAAGCTATGCGAAAAGTTATGGTAAAGGGGCGATTCAGTAATGGACAAGAAACAATTCTTTCTACGCTCAAGCCAAGTGCGGTTGAATTGCATTGATTTTATCAAAGAGCTGCCAACGGACGATAAAAAACCGTTGGTGGTAAAAATCCAACCGATGACACGCTCACTTGAACAAAATTCAAAGCTTCACGCACTATTAAGCGATATTAGCAAACAGTGCGAATTTAACGGACAAAAGCGAGACATCGACACTTGGAAAATGATTATGGTATCAGCCCATAAAATCGCAACAGGTGGCAAAGCTGAGATGGTAATTGGTTTAGAGGGCGAAGTAATCAATCTACGAGAAAGCACTACTCAAATGAGCGTAAAGCGATTAGCAAGCCTTATTGAATATGTTCAATCGTGGGCAGTAGAGAACGATGTAATTCTTAGTGATGGCTGGAGGCACTAGATGAGAGAAGAAATAGCTCTAGCGGTAGTTCTCTTTGTGGTGGTGTTTGTGATTATTTGTTTTGTTGAGGGTGCTGATGATGAATGAGAAAGAGTTAAAGATTTTGATTATAGCTTACGCCTGTGTAGTTATCGGGACAATCTTAATCACTGGTAAATGGTGGTAGATATGACTAAACCTAAGGAAACCAAATGCAAAGTATGCGGTTGTTACTTTGTCAAAACAATAAGCTCAATGCAAAAGGTATGCTCGCCTAAATGTGCGATTATCCTTTCAAAAGAGCAAGCAAAAAAGAAACGAGAGAAAGCAGAAAAAGCTCAATTAAAAGAGCGGAAAAAAAAACTACTAGAAAACGATAGAGGTCATTGGCTGAAAGCACTCCAAAAAGAAGTGAATAAGTTTATCCGATTAAGAGACAAGGGTCAGCCTTGTATTGCTTGCGGTGCAGTATGGAAACCTAGTTTTCAAGCCTCACACTTTATTCCACAAGGCAGAAGTTCATTCCTAAGATTTGACGAGAGAAACATTCATTCTGGCTGTATTAGATGCAATCTCTTTGTAGGCGGCGGAAATATACACGGATATAGACCAAGACTAGTTGAGAAGATTGGCGAACAAGAAGTTCAGTGGTTAGAAGAAAATCAACATCGAATTAAGAAATGGGAAATATCCGAGCTTAAAGAATTAATCAATGTTTACAGAGCGAAAATTAAGGAACTAGAGAATGAATAAATTCAGCGAACTACCAGAACTAGATTATGACCAAGTGCAATTCGTTGATAACAGAATGTATTCTTGGGGTGGCTGGATTAACAGCGGAAGATTGGATAAACCAGAGCTAAACATTCTCTATAAGCTTATGAAAAGCGTAGAGCCTAGAGATGAGCCAAGCAGTGCAATTTGCGATGATGAGTTAGGAATGATGATTAGTGAACAGATTGAAATGTTCTTCAAGAAATACGATGAGCGGATGCATTTTATTCTTTTCTCGTATTACGTTCACAAATCAACATCAAACAAGATTGCAGTGAAGTTAAGAGAGCGTGAAGAACCTCAATATATGCAGCCTTGCAATGGTAAACGAGACATTAGAATTCCTTGCCTAAAAACCTGTAAGCGTAGAGTGGAAAAAGATTTAGCCTTAATGAAAGCGATTATCTACGACATTCTAATCAAGATTGAAGTTAAATTAGCAATAGAGAGCGAGAAAAGAAAAAATATTAAAAAAATTCGATTTATATATTGACATACTTGTCAACTTGTCCTATCATATTCATATACGGTGGTCGTAGTGTAAGTATCGAACACCGAAATAAATTCAACAACACCCTGATCGGAAACGGTCGGGGTTTTTTATTGCACGAAATTTATGAGTAACCAATGCAAGATAACGGATCGCCTAACAATGGCATTGACATCATAGCAACGGTTATTTCTCTCGCATTTTCAGGTTTAGGCGGTGTGGTTAAGTATATCACCGCAACACAATCAGCAGGCTCGCCTGTAAAAGTATCTTCCGTAGTCTCTAGCTTTCTAGTAGGGGCTTTCAGTGGAATGGTTGTAGCGTTTTTCTTAATGTCTCAAAGTATCGACACTTTAATGATTATCTCAATCGCTGGAGCGTTTGGGTATTTTGGAGTCCCTGCTTTATGGGGTTTGCTTAGAGTTTTCTTCCGTCAAATCGGTGGTTCGGTTGATGATTTAAATCCTAACTACTCAATGAAAGACATTGAAAGAGAAACAAGCAGAAAACACTCAATTCGTTACGATGACGAAATTCCAACTAATGACAACGAGGAAGATATTTTAATCGATGGCACGGAAAACCAAGATGATGATATGAGACCAAGAGGAAAATGGAATGGGTAGAGAAAGAGCCGCAAGATTAGGAATTGCACTCGATAGAGTATTTGCCTGTTTCTTATTCGCAGGCTGTATAGGTTTGTCGGTGCAGATTTATAGCCAGAACAAGAGTTTGGAGCTGTTACAGGATAAGTACGACCAGACAGTACAGTTAGCAGAAGAGCGAACGAAACGGATTGATGCTCTTCGGGATATGGTAAGCGACAGAAATGACAGAATTGAATTCTTGCTTAAAGAACAAGCAAAGGAGCGTAAGCGAAATGAAGATAAGCTGGATGGGATTAGTAAGATTGTTCTTTCAAGTAAATGTGTTCGTAGCGATGGTGTTAGTCGTGCTGTTATCGACAGGCTGCTTAAATCCGAGTAAGCCAGTTGAGAAGATTAAGATTATCCGAGTAACCATTCCAGACAATCTTTTAGTGACTTGTCCTAAACCAACATTAAATGGTGAAAAATCTTCTGACGTTGCTGTTTACGCTGTAAAGGTAACAGACCAATTAAAGATTTGTAACAGTCGGATTACACAAATTAAAAACCTAGTGAGTGATTATGAACACGAAATCGAGCAAGACGCTCACAGTGAATATCAATCGCTAGGCTTTGAGAAAGATAAGGTCGACCGTGACGACAAAGGTCGAAACAATGGCAAGGGTAGAGGACGATAAAATGTTAATTTCCGAAACGGTATTCAATAGAGTTTTCCCAAGAGCAATTAATGGAATGTATCAAGCGATTGATAAACACATTGAGTTAGCAGGTTGTTTCAATAAGCAACAACAAGCGATGTTTCTTGCTCAATGCGGACACGAAACAGCAGGGTTCACAACATTAAGCGAAAATCTAAATTATTCAGCTGATGGATTAATGAGAGTTTTCCGTAAGTATTTCCCTAATCCTAATGTCGCTCGTCAGTATGAACGTAAACCAGAGAAGA